TTGTTCCCATGTCACGGTTTCATTGAGGTAGTTATGAGCGACATGTGTTGAGTAAGACACAGTCAGTGCATTAGTATCAGTTTCCACTAGGCTCTCACCTGTTAGAAATTCAATACCGTCACGAAAAGACTTCTTGATAATAATGTGGTTCTGATACCCGTATGCAATCGCATTCGTCAACATGTCATTGCGAATGTTCGCTGCTTTAGGATAGAACGGTAGGCACTCAAGTAAGTCTGCGTGAGTCAAAGGACGCTTCATTTCACCTAGATACTTAGCCAGTTTGATGTACGGACCTTCACGCGTTAATAAGCGATCCAGTTGATCACCAGAATCTTCGACAACAGCAATGGCTTGGTATAGATGTTCTTCTTTAATCTGGGCAGAGCCTTCTATGAATGCGTAACTGCCCGCTAACTTCAATGCTTTAAAGTGACGGTGTTCGAGTTCGGTCTTACGAATAATGTCGAAGTCACCTAACTTATCAGCACGGTCACGGCAATGTAATGAGTACTCGATGTGAAGAATTTCTTCGTCCTTGTCGAGTAGCAATTGCTTCTTGAAGTTCACTTCACCTGATAGGATACGCAGGCGTTCAGCAAGGTTAGCAACAAAAGCATAGCTTTTAGGATCAGAGCGCTGTGCTTGTATCTCACGAGCAGTTAACGTCAGATCACGCTTTACTTCACGGCTAGAGGAAAAGAGACAGCGTCTTGCATAACCCTTCTCTAGCATAGAGTAGAACTCATCCTCGGTGCGGCTACCATCCAGTAAACTGGACGGTGTACCGAAAGCGAGAAGGTTGCATGGCGTTGAGCCCTTTACCTCAGACAGACGGACATTTTCTTTGGTGTTTTTAACCAAGGACTCTTTGATCTGACCTTTGTCGTAAAGCTCTAGGAACTTACTAAAAGCATCCGCATTTGCAGTTAAATTGTCACCGATCTCATCCATCTCAAAGTTGAGTGAACCTGCCTGTGCCATGAGTAACTTGTGACGCAATTGCTTAAGCGCAGGGGCGGTAGCAGAGTCAAAGGCGGATAGCCACTCACCAGACTGCTTAAACTCTGCATGCACAATGTCTAATTCTGCATTGGAATCTGTACTGTGTTTAATGGCACGTAAATTAGCAATTCTAGCCAGGTTACGTTGTGCGACTAGCGGTAGAGTTTCGTCCTTAAAGCGATCATTAAATAGACAAAGAACTTTGTCTTCCATGAAGGTACGGGACTTGCCTTTACCTGCGCCTGAAGGCGCTAGGTTAATGGCGTAAATGTTAATGGGCAGGGTAGTGTTGTTGTGAAGTAGGATCTCAGCACGCATAGTGGAGGCTACTTTGGCAAAATAGTAGGAAACAAGCATTCGGAAGAACATGGGATCTTCGTTCTCACAGTGCTGCATGAGCACTTTGACAAGATCTTCTGAGGTTTCGTTATATTTGCACAGACTAGGTTTGAAATATTCTAATTCGCGCATGATTCTCCTTTAGGATTAAGTTTTAATAATTAGCTCGCCTGATGCAATGTAGCGATCTTTTTGTGTGCATACTGTGAATGCGTCGCAGTATTTGCACGCCGTTACGCTGCCAGGGAACTCACGAACAAAGCCACCATTTAGATTAGCAAAAGCATATGCCTCTGCTGCGTTTGTATGTACCTTAGTAGCGCGTTTGGCTTCAGGCTTCTTGTAGTACTTCCAGACCGTAGGCTTACGCCACAGATCCTCTGGGCTACACTCAGGTATCTGATCTTCAGGTGAGTCAGTAAACTGTTTAATCTGTGCAAGTTTGTTACGAATATAGGCTTCTGTCTCAGCACTGGATTTCAGCGGCAAGACGTACTCTAGCATCGGTGTACTGGGGTAATTAGCAGAGGCTGCTGCTTTAGCTGCAGACCAGTCTTTAAATATGAATGCGATAGCCATTTCATTGCGTGTAATGATGTCTGGATTAAGCCAACGGTAAATAGAACCTTGAAGAATGTACTTGTCATCATTGGTTTTATTTAAGTAGGTGTAAGTGCCTGTAGACTTGAAATCTTCCAGCCGTCCATCACCTACAAAGTCGAATTTACCAGACACAATAAAGCCGTCTATTTCGCGCTCTGAGCGCTGTTCTAAATAGACGGGAATAGTGTCAGGGTGTACTAACAAATCGTCTTCAGAGGGGTTTACTCGCACTCTGGATATGACCTTTTCAGGAATACCTAGGCGTGCCATATTCTGCGTGTAATTAGTGACCCAAGCGGACTCAATCATGTCGTGAATCGCTGATCCAATGCGGCTTGCTGCTACATCGGCAATGTCAGAGATACGGTCTTCTTCAAGCACTCGTTGAGTAAGTACAGTTTGCCGTACTGGGCGCATTAAGGAAGTGGCTGAGATCTGGTTAAGACGTGCATCATGGTCATAGGTATCGTGGGTTAGCCATACGGCTAATGACAAAGGTAAATTTGCCCTATTAGTGAAGGTGGCAGTCATTGACTTGCTCCATTGAATTTTTAAACCACAAAACCCAACGGATGTTGGGCTATTAGTCTATGAGAAGAGGGTGTTAGAGGGGGTTAGTTTTATGCACGCCGTGTGACGGCGTTCCAATATAGCTGAGCATCTAATTGCTCACGGCATTTAACAAAGTGTGGGTTAAGAAGAAAAAGATGAACCTCATCGGTTGATCGCTCTTCTAGCGATAGCAGCGAAGTGGTATCTTTTTTAACATTCGCTATTAAGTCGTGTGCTTTGATCTGCGCACAGTGTCGCATCTGGACTTTATACTCTGCAGTTCCTATTTTACACTTTCTAGGTAAAACAATCCGGTTGGCGTCATCTCGATGACGTATCATTTCAAGAAAAAGAAGTTGTGCTCCTTTACTTAGTTTTGTGATAGCTTCTAGCAAGTCGTATCTTGCTTTCTTTTCTGTGGTACTAAACTCACCTACTGCTTGGAATCTACCAAAGCTGTTACGCTTTTGCCTCGATAATTGAATACTTGTACCAGGAGGTACAAATAGAGGTATGGCGTCTGATTTAATTGGCATTAATGTCCTTTTTATTCTACAATTACTGTGGATTATTCGTCTTTAATCTACTATTTTAGTGGATTATTAAAATCGTAAGTCCTTGATTTTAAAGGGTTTTTTCTAAAAACTGACCGTACTATATATAGGGAGAAATTACCCTTAATTGTCTCCAGAAAAAACAACACTCTCTTATAGATCTTGTAAAACACTCTACTTATAACACCCTCTTTATGTCACGGATGTGACAACGTGAAGGGAAGTAGTACGTACTAGTGAGCGGGTTAGCGATTCTTACTTACCTAGCATGTAGCGTTAGCGCAATGCGACGGTGAGTAAGAAAGTAGCTAACTAAGTAGCGAGCTAGTACGAAGTGGTAATATAATATATAGACAACTGCCTAATAAATCCACTGCATATAATACATTTATGTAAAATATTTACACAATCTGGTAAAAATGAGGATAAGGCAATGCTACCTAAATGAGGGCATAAAAATAGTGACAGTAGATGTGACAGTTTTGACTAATAATGACAGTAATCCACTGTCACTATTAGTTTATCTAATATGTACTTATCGTTATAAATCAATGGGTTATAGGTTTAATAGGAAGGTATTGAAAAGATCGAGTCTCTCCGTCCGCACCATCTAACTTGTTGATTTCTAAGGGTTTTATTTTAAATCTGACAGAAATGTGACAGTTTTGCACCAAAAGCTGCGCTATTTTAGCTTGTGAGCCGCGTAAGCTGCTTCTAGTTTTGAGCCGTGCTTTATCCCTGAATTCTGAATAAACCTCGCGTAGTATTTTAACGTCACGCCAATATCGGCATGGCCCATCTGTTGTGCAATGAATCCGTGATCTTCACCCGCTGACATCATCTGTGATGCGAAGGTGTGACGAGTTTGATAAGGCACACGATAACGAACGCCTGCTTTTTTCAAGGCGATCGCCCATTGCGCTCTTATCTTATTTGTCGTACTCCACGGACTACCCGTAGCCGGGTTTAAGAATACGTGCTCACCCCAAAGGAATGAATACTCTTTGTAAGCCATCAATGCTTTAAATGCTGGGCCGACTAATTGTATTGTCCTAACTGAAGCCTGTGTCTTAGGCGCTTCAAACGCACCAAGACTTGCATCGGTAATAACACGATCAATTAAACACGACTGCCCAATGAAATCTACACGATCCCAAGTTAGCCCTCGAATTTCTTCTGGGCGCATTCCTGTGAAGAACTGGAATATCAATTGTAGAGCGAACTGTCTTGGTGCAGCCCTGATGATGGCCTCGCGCTCATCCCAAGAGAAAGGGTCAATGCGAGTCGCGGCAGATTGGATAACGACACTCTGCTGTTTGAGCTTTTTACCAAGTAGAGGATTTACTTTAATGAGCTCGTCTTCGACAGCATCATCTAAATAGCTGCGTATAACAGCAATCCGTGCTGTCCGTGTTTTAGGTAGGACATTCATTGCCAGCGCCCAATCTCTGATTAGGGGCCAAGTAATGTCGGCTAAAGCAACTTTAGCAATAGAAGAACCTTTAACTTGCCCGTTAATGATGGCGGCGTAGAATTTACGCGTGCCTGACTTAATATGGGCTTGCTTAAGTAAGTTACTTTTAAGGTAGGTATAGAGGAAGCGACGGTTGGTATACAGCAACGCTCTAGGAGAGTCGGGGAACGTTGCTATATAGTCAAAGTTTCCTGCTTTAATGGCAGCTTTAATTTGGGACACATGGATAAAGGCCCGCTCTAAGTTAGCGGGGGTGGGCTCAAGTGCGAGGAATTCGCGTTGCCACGTTTTAGCGTCTGGGTAGGCGAACCGGACACTGATTGTACTTTTAGAGGCTTTTGCGACCCCCTTGTACGTTTTCTGTCTACCCATGCTTCGTATCCTCCAAGGCTGATTAATATCCTGTTGTCAGGCGCACGGGAGAATACTTCGTTCTCTAGCCACACGCCCTCGTGTATCTTTGCTCGTATGGCTTTCTCTGTGTAGCCAGACAAGTCTGAAAATTTACCGATTGTAACTCTATCTAGCATATATTATCTCCATAAAAAAACCCACTACGTGGGCTTGTTCCATTTGGCTCTAAGTGCCAAGTGTCTAATTCTATTTGAAAGGGGTTTAAGTTCTTGGGGCACTCGGTGTCTTCGTTGTTTACGAATCTTTTTGATCTCCCAGTGCATTGTGTGACGATGCAACGCCGCAATACTTATGTTTAAGCGGTTAGCTACTTCAACATTTGAAGCGCCTAGGGAGTACCATTCAATAATGGCGTCACGATGTGCATTAATAACTGTTTTGTGATTAATCCTTGGTCCGTTATTCATGGCGTTATTGCCTCCTTACCTATAAAAAATGTGATCACCAATTTGTGCAATAGTGTAATAATCGTCTGCCCAGTACGGCATGACATAGGTGGCGTGATAGTGTGTCGCACCTTCAGTAATATCTCTAATAAAGCCACCTTGTACCTTATAAGCCAGGGACACACTTTGTGCCCAAGACTCTTGGTTTAGCGGTGTGTCGGCTTTGCCGTCACACCACCAACTAAAGCTACAACGGTTACGTATAGGGTGGTTTCCATAGTAGTGTCCTTGCTTAACGACAGAGCAGATACTGTCTGGGTATCGAGGTGAATTAACGCGGTTCATTACTACGTTAGCTGTGGCTATTTGCCCTGCTAAGGGTTCGCCACGGGCTTCGTGATAGATGTTCATTGCTAGGCAAATCGTTGCTGCGGTTAGCATGGATAGTCCTTGTACTTAAATTCAGTTAGGTTGCTGGGGAGCCATGACATTCTGGATTAACACGGCTCGCTTTTCCTCGATGTCATCCAAAAGTCCATAGTACTGAGTAGCTTTGTTGCATGCGGATATAGTCCGCCCTAGTAGTTCACTACATTGACTTGGAGTTACACCCAGTACCCGCAGCGCTGCTAGTTTTGTTATCGTTTCCTTTGTCCAGTTTTGTACAGGCGAGTTTCTTCGATCACGTTTTTCTATTGGCGTTTCAACGTTTACTCTTGTAATGGTTGGTTTTGCAATGGTTGGTTTAGGGCTTTTAGTAAAATGGTCAGGAATCTTAGGGGTAAATATAAGGCTCATTAGGTGGCGTCTTCCAATATTTCTTGTACTAAGCAGTCGTGTGCTTTTTTGTACTCACTTTTAAGTTGGTGATGTGACATAACGAGTGCGCAGGAATCCTTGCTGCGGTGCAGCAGTCTCCCTGCTTCTCGATATGACACCCCAATGGCTTTTAGAAGAACTAAGGTTCTTAGTTCTTTAGCAGACCACGAGTTGTATATGCGTAATGCGTCAGGTGAGGGGGATTTAGGTTTGATCCCAAAGCATTTAGGTATGGTTGGTTTGAACGCAATGTTCATAAAAAGTCTTCTCTTGTTAAGTGTCAGTGAACCTGCTTCTTGTATCCCTGTATTAGCTCTTCTGTAGCGAGGTAAAACTCTTCAATGATTCTTTCTGCCTCTTCTATGTCGTCTTCAAAAAGCACAGCATCAACCTCATCTATTGTGGCGTAGCACGCTTCAACTACTTTACAAAGCTTCTCAATGAGTAATGCAGCTTCTGCTAAATCAGTTGGTGTATTTGCGGTCACTGTCGTCATTTGCTGGTTTCCATAAGTTGATTGATGCCGACTTTATGTCGTTGGATCTCACCATGTTCTTTATCGTATACAACGGCAGACATAGTGCGTTTTGCACCGTAGCCAGAATCCGCATGCCATGCATCTCCAGAAGGTAACGCCTGGAAGCTCTCCACCAACATACTGGCTATCTCAACGGAAGTAGCATGATGGATGTGCCCCATTAATAGGTGCTTATGGTCACATTGGCCCCATTCTTTAGATAAAGACCTGGCTACGTATTCAAACGCTCGCTGAGGCTTCATACGATCCCCGTGGTGGGTCACAAGAAGGTTTGATCCATAGGTTATGTGCTGAAACTTGTGTGCGTTGTCCATCACCTCTACACGAGGTTCTGATTCATAAAAAGCTTTAAGCATGACGTTCATGCAACGAGAAGTTGAGCTGTTGTGGTTACCTCTGACTTGCATCAGAATCACCTTGTTATGAGCAGCTAAAAGTAGATCAATAGATCGTCTGTATACACGAACCTGCGCGGCTACTGAGTCGCCATAGTCACCATCCATATCCATGTGGTTCTGACCTGAAGAGGTCGTATTCTGGAGATTATCTGAGTGACCAAAGTCACCTAGATCTAGCATTAAACCTATATCAGATCCGCCTGACGCTTGTATCAATTTCTCAATTGCACCGACCGTCACACGCTCTGCTATTTCTAAGTCCCAATCAGCATCTTTGTTACGTTCCTTAGTCACTTTCATACCGATGTGGGCATCGCCTATCACGTATGCTGTGAGATGCTGGGGTAAGTTTTTAACCGGTCTTACCGGTAAAGGGGTATATGTAGGTAGGTCTTCCATAAGACTATCTACGAACGCACGCATAGACTCTTCTTGAGACTGCGCACTTAAGTTGGTTTTAACCCATTGTTGCTTCACAGTTCCGTCATCTGCATAGAGCGTTGATACGCCCTTTACAACGGTACCTAGTGGCGAAGCATGTGTCATATCATGGTCAGGTGAATAGCCTCGTGTGGTGGCTGTAAGCCTTACACGGGCTAATGTCTGACGTACCTTCCTTTCATGAATACCTAACACAGTAGCCGCTTCTTTTTGAGTTGAAGCACTTGCTAAAGCGTTTATAGTTTCGGTTTGTCTCTTAGTAATACAGAAGGGCAGTAATGCCTTGTAATCTATCATGGTGACTCCGTTGTTAAGTTGTGAGTCAGCAAATACCGGTACGCGTTCTTAGACTGCTTTTACTTCTTTGAGTAAATTAAGGCCATCTTGGTATTTCTTTGCAATTTGAACTAGATCCATATAGTCATCAATGGGGACAAGTGCATACCGGGGCTGACGTTTGTACGTAACAAGTACAAGTTCGTCATCATTTGGGCTATCACTAATGTGCCGTCCTACATCACTGGCAGACATGGTGGGGGCTGTAACTCCCATTCGTGGTGCATCACGTATGTGATACTGGCGCATCTTTGCGTAAACCATCTGCAGTGATATTTTCAACACACCTGCAATCTCATCAGGCGTGTAGCCAGAGATCCAGAGCTGAGTAATGTCTTCCAGATAAGTTTTGTTTTTCACTTCGACACCACTAACTAATCCCCAGCGCTGACGACGACACCAGATGGTGTCTTTTGTCACGCCGTAGAATTTAGCGATTCTTGAATCTGACCACCCATCCTCGATTAGAAGATTGATTTCTTCTTTATCAAGGTCAAATGGGGGTTTACGTAGGATTTTGTTTGGGGAAATGCGGGACATTGATAAGTTCCTGTGTGGGTTAAAACCAACACTTATCAACTGGTTTCAGCTAATGCTGACGTTCGTACTTGTTGTGGTCTTCGCCACATTCTTGATCACAAAATAGTTTTTGACTGCTTACTTCAAATGGCTCATGACACCAATGGCAAGACTGCTTAGGTTGTAGTTTGCGAGCAAGACATGATTGCCTGATTTGTGCAATTCTTGCATCTAATAGTTTCTGCTCAATCTCTTGAGTTGCGTCTAAGATGTCTGCTGTCAAAACTTTTCCTCCTCAAGAGCAGTATGCCTGTCAAAGAATTCTAGTTGCATCTCTAGGCAATGAATTGCTTTTTTGATGTCTTTACGATGTGTCCCTTTCTCACGAGTAAGGTACTTACCCACCTTGGTATAGATAGAAGCACGTAGCCCGTCATAGCCAAAGTTCTGGAAGGTTGCTTCTAATGGCTGTACACCTTGCATGTTGTAGTGGTTACCCCCTACTTGTGAGTCAATGGCGCTTTGCCTTGGTGCTTTTTCCATAATATCCTGCCATTCTTTGGAGGGTGTATTGTTAAATGACGTATCTGCCTGCAGCTCTGCTATATGACTATTACGCCGATTAGTTGCAATCTCGAACTCCTGAAGCATTGTCTGTTTATACACAGATCCATCAGCTGCATGGACGTATGCTGCATGGGTAATAAGTACTCTTTCTTCTAGCTTTTGTAGCTCAGATCTCAAAGTACTCTTCCATTCTTTAACGGGGATACACTCAGACAATTCATTGTCTACTGCTTCACTTAAAGCACTGACCATTTTGTAACTCCTGTAATTGGTTCACCTTCGGGGGTTTTGTACTGCGGGTCATCATTATATGAACGGACATAGTCTGGGCGAATAGCAATGACTTCAGTGCCATTAAGTAGACGAGCAAGTACAAAGATACCTGGTGAAGGGAACGTGTGTACGTCATGCCACACGCGAGTCAATGTAGTGGTCATTGGCAGTCTCCTTAGTAAATTTATCAGGGTTTGTGATTCCAGTGTGGTCAAAGATATTAAATGCGTCTTGCTCAGACCAATCATGCTCAAATGGGCACGACAGCCAGCCGTAACCATAGAAGAGATTAGTGTTAACAGACTTGATGAGTTTGCTATGAGCTGTGGTTAGATAATCTGCCACTTCGTTTTGTGTTAAAAGCTGGTTTATAAAGAGAGACTCAGATTTCATATTGATTTTGTTGTCTTTATCTTTAAAGAAAACAGCTATAAAGGTAGACCACTTGAAGCGCTCTTTGGCTAATGTGGCAATAAGTAATTGATCAGGTAAAAATAAATGTGCATGACGGTTATGTAGGCAAGCAATTTGAGAATCAAGGCTAGTGTGTACGAAGGATTTATTTCTTAGTAAACAAAGTGTTCGTTTGATATTTTTGGCACGAGGATTGTACTTCTTAGTCCGTTTTTTCATGAGAACTCATTTATGCACAATAAACTATTTCACATAAAAATCAAGCATTTACGTGAAATAGTCTATTAAGAATTGGGGAAATACCCCTGGAAAGGGGTATTTGTTAAGCTGCGTCTAATTCAGGGGGATTTGCTGCGCTTCGTAAGGCATTGTTAGAGCCATTATTGGGTAACGAATACTCTGTTTCCCACGTTGGGTGAAACACAGAAAGCTCTCCCCCAAGACCTACTTTAGGGTGACTAATTTCTGGTAACTGTTGCCATTCCATACATTCGACTAAGTTCTTGTTAAGGTAACTAATGACATCTATGTCATCCCGAACCAAGAAATACTGAGCGTCATGTATGTGAGCAATAGGGAGTACGTCGTAACGGTACTCAGATTGTAATACCCGTTGTTGTAGGTCAATACCTGCACGGTTATTTAACAAGCCGTAAGACTGTCCTAAAGCGTTGCCAGCAGTTCGTGCTTCAGCTTGTGCTTCATAGGGAGTAATCCGGCTGTTCATGAGTGACGCTTTTAGTGTTGGAGTACGTACTCGTAAGCCAAAAGCGACTGTCACATAACCATCTTTTGCTGCCTTATCAATCTTGGCCTTTACCCATTCATCAGATACTTTATACAACTCATGGTAATTGGCTTCGATTGCCTTTGCCTCTTCTTCTATAAGCCCTACGTTGTGGATTAACCCATGATAGGTACCTCCATAAGTGAGTAGGAATGTAGGAGCTTTAGACTTTTGGCGAAGGTTCTTGTACTTCTTAGCAATGGAATTGATGCTACTGACAGTAGGTTCAATGTCAGGCATCTCGTCCTTGAAGTAACTATAGGCACGTAAACAGTGTCCGTCAAAACCGTCAGTATAGACGCGTATTTTGTTAGGATCTCTAGTTGTCAAAGCAGAGATTCTGTCTTCTAACGAAGCAAAGTCTGCACCCATAAATAACCAACCAGGAGGTGCTTGGAAGCAGCGCTTTATTAGTGAAGCAAAGCGACTCCCAGCAGGAATGTTTTGTAGGTTGGGGCCAGAGCTAGAAAGACGACCAGAAACGGTACCTCCTAAGTTAAAGTTACCGTGCAAATAATACCAGCCGTCCTTACAGATGGAATGGTCTTCAATGGCCTTAATAAAGGTATTGAGTATCTTATTTGCTTCAAAGAACCGGATTAAAGTGTCCAGAATCTCTTCATGATCAGGGCGTGTAACTCGGTGCTTTAGCTTCTTAAGGGTTTTACCGCCTACGGCGGGCGAACCCTTATCTGTCTTGTCTATGACAGGGTAATCTAAGAAGTCATACCAAAACTGCTGTAACTGAGGTGCGCTGTTAGGGTTAAAAACCACATCAGCAAAGTCCTCAATTGGCTTTACTTTAGTCTTTAGTTTTTCATTAGCCTTGGTTTGCTCCTGCTCTTGAATTAAACAGTTAAATTCTTGTATGACAGGGGAGTTTTTAAAGTAAGCCAAGGTAGTGGAAGTCACCTCCTCTAGCTCTTTACGTGCTTCTGCTACTGCTTGCATATTAACAGGCATACCTGTGAGCTCCATTTGCAATATCACCTTCACAGATGGTTTGAAAATGTTCTCATAGATCTCTAACTGG